ACCCTAACACGGGGACCATCGATCCCGTGAAGGCCAGGGCAACCTACGTTGCGGCCGGTGACATTCCCGGTGCCATGAGTTTCGATAAGTCCCGTCTCGATGCGCAAAAGGCGGAATTGGAGACATACGCCAAGATCAACGAAAACGCGCTCCAGTTGCTAGGCGGGGTCCACGACCAGGCGAGCTATGACGCTGCTAGGGCGCAGGCCAAGGCGATGTATGAACAATATGGCCACGGTCAGCATTTCCCCGACCTCCCTACCGTCTATGACCCTCGGACGATCCAGGACCTCCAGATGCGGGCCTTGTCGGGCAAGGAACAGATTGCAGCGCGACGGGCGGAACTCGATGCGAGCGAGCGCGAACGCCACAACCGCGCGACCGAAGGCGTCGCCGCTGGCAATCTTGCGCTCAGCCGTCAACGGGAAGGCCGCATCACCAAGTGGGGGCCGCAGCCGTTGATCGGCGTCGTCAATGGTGCCGTGAAATCCGGCACGGATGATCTGGATTACTGATGGCACAGCCGAACCCCACACAGACGGTCACGAACCCGCGCATCGCCAAGCTGATCGAGCTGGAGGTGGCTGGCCGGATCAAGCCTGAGCATCAGGTCGAACTGGACACTTACCGGGCGCAAGGGCTCGCCCCGAAGAAGTCGAGCGGCAACTCGCTCACCGAATATCAGGGCAAGTCCACCGGGTTCTATGAGCGCGCCGCAGGGGCGGATAAGGACTTTCTGGCGGCTGGCAACTTCAAACTTCCTGACGGCTCGGTCCAAGATGGCACGACGCCAGTGGGATATGGCGGCGACATTGCGCGCGAACTTCTGCCTGAGAACATGGTCAATTCGCATACATCGCCAGCGAGGCAGATGGCGCAGCAGGCCAAGAAGGATTTCATCCTTGCTTCCCTTCGTTACGAATCGGGGGCAGCGATTTCACCGTCTGAGTTGTCCAAGCAGGATGCGGTCTTCTTCCCGCAGACCGGAGATTCGGACGAGGTAATCAAGCAGAAGGCGGCGGCGCGCCAACGCGTGATTGAAAGCCTCAAGGTCGCGGCTGGTCCGGGCGCAACGGACAAGGCGCTCGGGATCAATGATGCTGTGCCACCTCCGACCAATCCCCCCCAAGAGGAAGTCGGCCTGGGTGAAGCGGCGCATCGCGCGATCGACGACGTGGCCTCTCCGAACGGTGGCCCAATTAAAGTTGAGATTGATCAACCGTCCGCGCGGCAATCTCCCGAGTTCCGCGCTGGCCTCAATGAATTGCTCGACAAGGGTGCGAGCAAGCAGGACATTCTTGATTATTGGGAGAAGAATGCTCCGGGCGCCCTACAGGGTGGCAATGCCGGGACTGACATCGCCGATCGAGCAGCCAAGGATGTGGCAGAGCAAGGCGGTGGTGCGGTCGGTTCAGCGCTGCGGGGTGCTGCTGACACGATCAGCCTTGGTTTTGCCGACGAGCTTGGTGCTGGCGTTCGCGCGCTGACCGCCGACAAGCCGACGACCTTTGCCGATGAGCTTAGATTCACCCGCGCCGTCAAGACGGCAGACGAGGCGGCCCATCCGTGGGCGTATCCACTCGGTCAACTGGCGGGCGCTGTCGCTATGCCTGTTGGGGCTGAAGCGCGAGGGGCGGCCGAAATGGCCAAGGTCGGCGGCGGCATGGGCGCGCTCTACGGCGTCGGCTCGGGCAATTCGTTGGGCGACCGATTTGTTGGCGGCGTGAAGGGCGCGGCGGCAGGCGCGGCTGGCGGGGTGGTGCTGGGCAAGCTGTCGGATCTGTATATGGCGCGGCCTCCACGCAATCCCGGAGGTGGTGGCCCCGAAGCCGCCGACAGGTTTTCAGTAAGGCAGGCTGCTGAACGGCAGGGCGTTGACATCATGCCCGCTGATGTGGGCGGCCCTCTTGTCGGCCGGATGACCGCTGGCACGGCGCAGAGCCCTTATGGAGTAACGAGAATTGTTAACGCCGGAAAGAAGGCGGTCGAATCCTTTCGCGACGCACGCGACCGTCTTGCCGGCGGGTCGCCTCCTGTTCGAGAGATTGGAGAGACCGTTCAAGCGGTAGAGCAGCGTGGCCTAGACCGGGCAGCGAACGCAGTGAGGGACAGCCGAGACGCCGTTACCCGCAACATGGGGCCGGTTCAGGACGCCACGGGGGCAGGCCAGATTGCTCAACGCGGCGCTCGCCGTTTTATGGATGAGACTAGTGACCGGGCCACCAAGCTCTACCGGCGCATACCCATCGAGCCCGCTGCGGAGTCTGTAGTTAGCAACACCGTTGGGGCTCTGATGGATATGACATCAGGCATGGATAGCAATCCGAAGCTGTCTGCCATGTTCCAAAGCCCTCGGTTGAAAGCCTATCTCGACGCGCTCACGCCGGAAGATGTGGAAATCCCTGTCCCGCCTAAGGTTATGCCGGGCGGCTCCGCGATCAATCAACCTCCAATCATCCAGAAGGTCGGGGGTAAGTTGAGCTGGGATGACTTATCCGAATTTCGGACTCGCGTTGGCGATATGCTCGACGACCCGCGCCTCTCCGAAAAGATCGCACCGAGGCAATTGCGGACGCTCTATGCCGCGCTGTCCAAGGACATGCAGGCCACAGCCCGGAAGGAAGGCCCGGAAGCCTACAAAGCCTGGAAGCGGGCTAATGATTATTATGATGGCCGACAGAAGCGTATTGATGGGCCGATCGCTCTCCTCTTGGGACAGCGGAAGGACGCCACCGCGAACGAGGCCTATGCCCAGATCGAGCGGCTTGCGCGAGAAGCGGCGGGGGGTGACTTCGCCAAGTTCGGGCAAGTCCTTCGCTCGCTCCCCAAAGCCGATGCGGACATTATTCGCTCAACCGTTGTCTCGCGCGCCGGAGATGGGCCGGATGGTTTCACAGCCAAAGGGTTCGCCAAAGCCTGGGGTGACATCTCTGATCGGGCAAAATCCTATCTCGTTCCTCAAAGCGGGATGCGTCAGATCATGGACGAAGCGGCAACCCGCGCGCAGGACATCGAAGCGAAAGGGGCTCTTTCCGGGAAAAGCGGGGAGGCAGTGTTCGATGCTGTAGAGAAGATGGCGATGAACCGTGGGGACAGCCGCAGGTTTAATGCCATGGTTCAGAGTTTGAGCCCTGACGAAGCGACGGCTTTGCGAAGCAAGCTGATTAAACGGATGGGCGAGGCAACACCGGGGGCGCAAAACGCGGAAGGGGATGCATTCTCACCTGCGCGTTGGCTGACCCGCTGGAATGAGTTCACGCCCGAAGCGAAGGCGACGATCTTCGGCGATGGAGAACTCCGCTCGGCGATGGACGATCTCGCCAAGGTGGCAGACAACATGAAGCAGGCTCAGAAGTATGCGAACACCTCTGGGTCCGCAGGTGCTATCAGCGTCGATAAAACCAACACAGGACTGGCGGGAGCCGCTGTTGCACTCTTGACCGGCCATCCCATTGTGGCGGCCGCGCTTGCGTCACCGGCGGCGATCCAGAACATAAGTTCGCGGCTTCTAACATCACCGCGAATGGTCCGTTGGCTGGCGGCCGCGCCCAAAATGCAGACGCGCGAGGCATCGCTGCTGCATATCCGAAGACTATCGAACATCGCCACCCGCGACCCGACTATTCGCAATGAGGTGATCCAGCTCCAGCAAAAGCTGATGAGCGCGGTTAACGACAATGCGAATGTAGGCAGCGCTGCTGCGTCAGGTGAGCAGGGGCAAGGCGAGAAGAAGCGCCCCTAACCCGGTCTTGCGCCCGAAAGCATAGGCCAAGCCGAGTATCAGGAAAACTTGCCAGACCTTCATGTGGTCTGCCTAACACGCTTTCATTCCGTCGCAAAGTCGGCTAATGTCCGCTCGACAGCGCAACCTTGCGCGCGCGGTGGTGGGCCGCGCCGTCATTCAGACAACCACATCCGATCAATGGCTTCGGCCAGGATGCAAGGTTTCTCTGGATGGCTGTTCCCTTCGATACTGGCATATTCAGCGTCCTGGACAGCGGTAGCGCGGTTCTGCCGGGTGCGAAGCTGTTTTTCTACACGACCGGCACATCGGCGAAGCTCGCCACTTATTCCGATCGCGCGCTTGCCACCCCCAACGCCAATCCGGTGGTAGCTGACGCGAACGGGCGGTTCGGCCCGATCTGGCTTCAGCCAGCGGATTACAAGGTTGTCCTGACCACATCAGCAGACACCGACCCGCCCACGTCGCCTTTGGTCACGAGCGACCCAGTGCCAGGCACCAGTCTTTACACGACCACATACGCGCCGACCGTTACCGCTATCGCTGGCTCGATAACAACCAAATCAGCAACGAGCCGCTATAGCCGGATCGGTAATACCGTCCACTTCCAAGCCGTCGTGACGGTCACGACAAACGGCACGGGCGCGACCGCTGTTCGCATCACTCTCCCGATCGCAGCCGTCGCACCTGCAGTTCTAGCCGGGCGCCAAACCACCGGCGGCTCTGGCCTGATGCTCCAAGGCATCATTTCAGGCAGCGTCTTGGACATCACGACCTATGCCAACCTGTACCCGGCGGCTGATGGCGTCGTCCTGACGGTCTCCGGGTCCTACGAGGTAGCATGACCCGCTTCTCGGATCTCCCATCAGACGCCTCATTGGCCGGGTCTGAAATATTCGCCGCTTCGGATAGCGGAATCAGCAAGAGTGTGACGCTGGACCAGATCCGCGACTATGGCTCAACCTCTAACCGCATCGTCAATCTCAGGGAATATGGCGCGTCGCTGAATGGCGTTGACAGCGACGCGGCCGCCCTTGACGCGGTTGTCGCGGCCTATCCCCTCGGGGGCGTCGAGGTCAACTGGACCGGCTATTTGCGCCTCAACAGCGGATGGACGCCGCCTGCGGGCTGCTCCAACGTCGTGTTCCGCCCGCTTGGCGACGGCTATATCTACAACCCATCGCATGGGTTCGACTTCGTCACGCTGCCCACGACCGTGGCGGGATGGGTGTTCGATCGGGTCAAGTTCTTCACGGACACGGGGGCCTCTGGCGCGACGACCCGCTACTTCCTCGTCAACAACAGCAATGATTTCACGTCCTATGAGATGTGGGGCCGCAACTGCTGGTCGGGTATCTATCATAGTGGCTCGAAGGGCTATCTGCGCGGCCGGACCTATCTGAACGCTATCAAGCCCACGTCTGGCGTCGGCCTCGTGGTTCAGATGGGCACGAACGAGGTATTCGAAGCCCCTGATCTATATTTCGAAAACGCTGTTGCCTCGGACTGTCTTGCCGGGGTTGAGATTATCAGCGGCAACTCGATCGTGATCGGGGGCATCGCTGCTAAATGCGGGACGCCGCTGCTGCTCAATCCTGGAGGTGGTGACACTATCGCCACCCTTCGGATCAACGGGTTCAACGGCGATACATCGGCGCAGAATGGTTGCACCTTCGGCGGCACTGGCGCGATCCAGCGTGTCGAGGGTTACCTGCGCGCGAGTTCCTGTGCCGGGCATGGGCTCTATATCACGAACCCGCCCGATTCCGCTGATCTCAAGGTTCGCGCGGTCGATAACGGCAGCAACGGAGTATATCTCAACTACGCGGGAAGCCTCAACAACAGCCGCTTCGATGTGATGGCGTTCGGCAATGGCGTCCACGGCTTCGAGGCTGTTTCGGGTGCCGTGGATTGGACCGCCAGGGTTGTAGCAGGCGACGGCGACGGCTTCGGCGGGAACGGCCAATATGGCGGTGCGATCGGCGCGCTGTGTGACCACTTCACGATCGACATCGACGGCGTCGGAGACACGACGGCGCTGCTTTTCAACGCCGCCGGCACAGGTGCCACCAAGGTTGTGAGGTCGCGGTCATGACCCTCCTCGAACGCGCCCTGGCCGAAGTCTCGAAGATGACGCCTGAGCAGGTGGCCTCCTTCCGCGCCCCGCCGCGCGAGATTGTGCCGGTGAAGAAATGAGCTTGGACCTAACCGAAGATCCCGCAGGCCGTGCGGCTGCCTTTGCGACGGCTTGCACCGGGACGTGGGTATTCGTCCGCAACCTCGTGATGCGACCGGCGATCAAGTCGTGCCACCAGCAGATCGCGGATCTGCGCACCACGGTCGAATGGCTCAAGGATCAGCTCGAACTCAAGGACAACCGGATCAGCCATCTCGAAACCGCGCTGTTCACGAGCGGCATCCCGGAGCTTCGCAAGGCGATGCAGGGCGTGGTTTCCGAGGCCCGCTTGGAGACCCGGGCAGGGCTCGCGGATATCGAAAAGAAGGTTGGAGGCACGCCATGATCTTCTGCCTGTTCCTCGGCGGGCTGCTTGGGCTCGCGTTCCTCTACGCTGGTTATCAGCCGATGATGTGGGGGCTGCGGTGATAGACTGGCGCCCCATCCAAGAGCGGCTGTGCGTCACGCCAGACGGGGTTGCGGGGCCGTACACCTATCAGGCGCTCCTTACCCATGTCGCGAACCGGCAACTTGCGGACAGGGGCATCCCGCTCGGCAAGGGGTGTGCAGCGCACTTCCCCGGGTACGAGATCGACACGCCGCTGCGGCTTTCGCACTTCATCGCCCAGGCCGCCCACGAGACGGGCAACTTCCGCTGGATGGAGGAAATATGGGGTCCGACGGCGGCGCAGCGCAAATATGAGGGCCGCGCAGACCTTGGCAACAAGTACCCGGGGGACGGCTATCGCTACAAAGGACGGGGCTGTTTCCAGCTAACTGGGCGCGCCAACTACCGCACCGTAGGCGATCGTATCGGCGAGGATCTGGAAGCCAATCCCGAGCTCGCAGCCGAGCCCGCTACCTCAGTCCTGATCGCCTGCGATTATTGGAGCTCGCACCACATCAACGCCGCCGCCGACGCTGACGACGTTACCCGGGTAACGCGCGCCGTGAACGGCGGCACGAACGGAATCGAGGATCGCATGGCGAAGCTTGCCCGGGCGAAAGAGGTGCTGCTGTGACCTTCAACTTCCTGCGCGGCATCTCGGGCGAGTTCGAGATTGGCCGCGTCCTGCTCGCCGCGAGTGGCCTGGCAGCCATCACGAGCCCGATCGGCTTCCAGGCTTGGGACATGGCGATGAACGGCGCGCATTTCGACGTGACGGCGTGGTGCGTCGCCTATCCCGGCGGGCTCGCAGCCCTTTCCGGCATCGGCGTGTTCGCGATCGGCAAGAAGGACAACGCCGTGGCTCAGGCGAAGGTGACGACAGGAGGCAGTCAATGAAATACCGAACCACGCAAGACATCGTGATCCCGGCCGGGACTGTGCTTCAAGACGCGCCATGGCGGACGATCCGGGGTGGACCAAGGCCGGGGCCGAGCGGGCATGTCGATGCCATCATGGGTCACGGCAAGGACGTTTCGAGCGTGTGGACGATACCAATCGACGACGCATTGGCGGAAGGCGTGATCGAGCCGGTTGGTGAGCCGAAAGCATGAGCAACGTCGTCCACCTAGCCTTCAAAAGCCCGCACATGGCCGACGACATGATGGCCTTCATCGCGTGCAAGCACTGCCGGAACAAGACCTTCACGCTTCACGAGGATCGCGTTGGCGACTTCCCCCTCATGAAGTGCGCGGCCTGCGGTCAGCATATGGGGCGCATGGGTTGGGCGCATGACGACGACCCTAAGGAGGGCGCATGATGAAGCTCCTCGCCAACCCGTACACGCTGATCGGGGCTGGGCTTCTGTTCCTGCTCGCTGTCAGCGGTTCGTACCTCAAAGGGCGGTCGGACGGGCGCGCAGTCGTCAACGCACAGGCGATGCGGGCCATGAAGAAGGGCCTTGATGCGCTCGAAGTCCGCCGCGTGCAGGTCGACCACCTCAATGGGCAGCTCGCATCAGCGCAGTCCGCGCAATCCACGGAAACCAGAGAGATATTCCATGAAAGCGTCAAGATCATCGATCGCCCTGTGTACCGGACTATCTGCGGGGACGCTGATGCTGGCCGGCTGTTCGACCGCGCCCGCACCAATGCAAACGCTCAGCTTGCCGGCGAACCTGCTTTCACCCCCGCCAGAGCTTCCAGCAATGCCCCGTAACGCTGACGGCTCCTTCACCGGCGCTCAGTGTGTCGCAGGCGCGCTCGATCTCTATGACATAGCCGGGAAGATCCGGCTGCAACTCTTGGCCGTGATCGCCGCGGAAAGGGCCCGTTGATGATCGATCTCCGCCACAAGGCGCTGCAACCGCTGGAGCTTGGGCTTGGGTTGAGGCTCGGGCTGGGGAGTGGGGGTGCGTCTGGCCCGTTCATCCCCGGCCTCTCCACTGTTCCCAAGGTCATCTACGGGGCGGGAGACAGCATTCTCGGTGGCTCCGCTCCGGGCTATTATTCCTTCTTCACCGAGATGCCGGAACGCGGCGCTTATGTCGCCGTGAACAAGGGGCGACCGGGATCGTATTCCTCGGTGTCGAATACCAATTTCGATGCGGATTGCTTGAACCCGACCTTCCCGTCGGCGGACATCGTGGTGATCTGCGATGCCACCAATGATCGTGGTGGCGCGGTTCAGACCATCTCGGCCGCGACTGCCGACGGCAACCCCGGCAAAGGCGTGTGGAACGTCCGCGACATGGCGACGCGGGTGCTCGCGGCGGGCAAGAAGGTCGCGATATGCTCGATCAACCATCTCGCGGATGGCACGAAATACGCCAGCACCAACTTCATCTGCGACACGCTCAAGGCTGATGTGACCGATCCGGCGGGGCAGTTCTACAGCGCCTATCTCGCGAAAAACGCCATCTTCGTCGATTTCCGTCCGGTCATGTCGGATCTCGGGACCGGCATCGCGCTCGATGCCACCTACTATGCCGACAATACCCATCCGAGCAACATCGGCGGGGCCCTGATGTCCGCGACGCTGGACGCTGCCATGATTGCGGCCGGTTGGATCAGCTCGCTCAACTATCCGTACACGCGCAACCAGTCGATCAGCTCCGATCCCCGCAACATCTTCACCGCGGCGCGGGGCACGATGCAGGGCACGGGCGGGACCGGCGGCGCCGCCCAAGGATGGCAGTTCATCACGAACACCGACGGCCTGGGCTCGATCATCCTTGGCGGCGCTGCTCCTTCCCCGTCTCTCGGCAAGACACAGAAGCTGCGCCTTGCTCCGGGTCAGGCGTCGTTGTGCGCGCTGCAATTCGTGTTCAGCGGGATAACGGCGTATCAGAATCACAAGCTGTTCGTCGGCTTCCGAACGCTGGGGACCAACCTCAACGCGAACGGGGCGAAGTTTCAGCCGAAGATCACCACAAGCGGAGGCACGAACTGGTTCCCGCTCAACGGTGCCGCGAACCTTCTGTCCTCCGCCAATATGGAAGGCTCGGTGTTTCACTCTGTCTATCTGACAGTCCCCGGAGCGGCCACGAACCTCACGGCTCAGATTATATCGGGCGGAAACCCCGGCGCCAGCAATGCGGACATCGAGATTTACGATCTGATCGGGATCGACCTGGGGGTCTAGCATCTTCCCCACTCCCGTCGCATCCTCCCCCCATGGACGACTCAGAGCGCGTGAACACGGAACTGGTGGCTGGCTTCTTCCACCTGAACCGGGCGGCGAAGAAGCGGCGCGTGGGTAGCGAGAAGATCGAGGCGGCGATCAGGGAGAGGTTGAAGGCTACTCAGGATCCCACCGAGAGCAAGTGTCCCAGCTATGCTCACCGATCGAGCGGCCGCATCTCAGGCACTCACCCATTCCCACCTCCCGCCGCACGGCTTCATATGCCGCCGCTAGTTTATTCCAGTCGGCGGGCACCATCGTCATCGCTTGCGACTTATGGTCCCCGAATGTCACTTCGGCATAATCCGGGCCGTCGCGCGTCTCGATCGGCATGAACGGACGCAACGCCTCGGTAAGCGCCCTCGCCGCGACATCGGCGGACTTTATACTCAACCCGCTTTCAGTATCATCTGGCGGAGGGTTTGATACCGTAGTTTCGACGGGTGACGGCTGGGCGGGTGGGGCTGCGGTAAAAACCGTTGCGAGGTCTGTCGCACAAGCTCGATAACCCTTGTCCCATTCAGTGAGCTTTTCGAGGCTGCCGACGTTACCGATCAGGGCGATATGCAACGCCTCCCTTACACGCTCCACCCCCCCGGCGGCTTGCTCTGCGGATGCTCGCGCGTTCCATGCGGCGATGGTGTCGTCTTTCGTGGGCCGGCGCTGCCATATCTGGCACTTCACACAGCCCGCGCTGAATAAATCAGGCTCATCGCTATCGACCCCCATGACATAGACGGGCGAAAGGACATGCGGCTCACCTCCGCAGAACGGGCAGCTTTGCAGCACGGCGCGGGGCTCGGTGGGGGCGGTCATTCGGAAACCTTTCGATGCTCGATCTCGTTGTCGATGATACGGGCCATTTCGCGCAGCAACTCGGCAAGAGCTTTAGATCCTTCGCGGTTGAACACGGTGCGCTCTCCAAAAGTCGCTCCCACTTCCAGCTTGGCGGCGATAGGCCCTACGGCTTCCGTCCATTGGCCATTAGCCACCCGCGGGTTAGGCATCATGAGTTTGCGATCACAGGCCATTTGCAATTCCTAACTGCCCAATCGCACCAATAATGAAGCCAGATAAGCCTTGCCCTCGTGGCACAGGCATCCGCATCTGGAGGTGCATCTTCTTCTCTTTCCATCCACCCCCGAAAGCCGGGCTCTAACTCACCGTGCTTTGCAATGTGCTGGTCGAGCGCGCATTTCACCGCGAGCACGTCTTGCTTGTTGATTGGCGCGAATCCGGGATGGTCTGCCATGATCGGTGTTTCACGGTGGCAGTTCTCGTCGGGCCGCATATATGGGTCACGCCGACCGTCTAAGCCGAAGAACATGCCGTATAACCCCGACATGCGGCAGAACTCGGGCCATCCGGTATATGAGGGCGACCGACTATTCCCGTTGCCGGTCATTTCATCATTGGGAAATGTCGGCGCGTCCGAATGTGCCTGCGGCTCTGCCCAGACACGCAGATAAGCCTCGTCCTTGTCGCCCTCGAAACAGGCTTCACCGATTACGATCGTGTATCCCATCACTCTTTCCCTTCGAGGGCGTTGCGGGCGGAAAGCACGACTTCAACGGGCGGCGCTTCAGCCAAGTCGACGCGATTGCGAAGCTCCCGAAGATCGCCGGCCATTGCTGCCTTGGCTGCGCGTATCCAAAACCTCTGCGATGTCGCGGCCATCCGATCACGGCGGGCGATGTCGCGCTCCAGTCGATCGTTCTGCTCAAGGAGGGCGCGGAGGTCGTCTTTCTCGACGACAGCTTGTGCCAAAGTGTTTGGCCGCGCTTTCTCCCGCAGCCTCGCCACCAAGTTCGCGTCAGTCGTTGGCATCGGGGGCTCCTGTGCGGGATTTGATTTCGGCTACGAGCCGTAGGGCTGTGTTGATCTGGCCGCGCGTGAAGTTGTCGAGAGGAGCGCGTTTCAGATCGGCGCGGCGGTTTTCCAGTTCCTCCTCCGCGATCCTGGCGCAGTAGGCGCCGACGAGGGGGATGCTATCGAGAGCCCTTTGCCAACTCGATAGATCGCTTTTCTTCACTGCGCGATGGAGGCGCCCCTGATCGAAAAGGGTCCACTGGTACGGGTCGATCGCCCTCGCGCACGCCTCCACAAGCTGCTCGTCGGGGGTGCTATGCATCGATCAAGTCCTCGTTGAAGATCTGCCGTCTGGTGCGGCGAAGGTCTGGTATCTTGAAGGCGTCGCGCGGGTAGCCGACTTCGCCGAACTTACCCATTCGCGGCCCGATCTCCTCGAATAGGACGTGGTGGTCGGGCTCTTTGGTGCGCCAATGGCGGTTCAGAACAAACCCGCGCACGGTGTAGAGCTTGCCCGCCACGATCCCGAAGCCGGTGCGAAGGGCTACAACCTTGATGCCCGGTGGCGTGAACTTGCTGATCACCCTTCACCTCCCTTGATGATCTCGCGGCGGACGGCGAGGCCTCGATCGGTGAGGTGGCGCGCGCCGAGTTCGTTGACGAAAGCCAGCCCCAAGTCGATCAACTTAAAGCCCGCGCGGCCCAATGCGAATTGGCGAGGCTGCCCGCGATCGATCTCAACGAGCATACGGCACTGCGCCGGGGTCAATGTCCGCGCGATCTCTGCCGCGCTGAGAATGAAAGCCTTACTCATCGGGGGCTCCTTTGTGGTGATCGCCGCGCTCGATGGCATCGGTTGCGCGGGTGAGGACGACAATACCTGCCGCCAAGTCGCGCTCCTCCTTGCTGCCGATGACTGCGCGCAATAACGCCAGATCGCCTAACGCCGCTTGTTTCCGCAGCCACCGCACCACCGCCTCCCGTTCGATCAGTTCCTTCATGACGGGTCCTTTCGGGCGTCCCCGCTGTCGCGGGCGAAGGCGATCAATCCTCGAACGCAGTCTTCGCTATCGACCTGCGCATTCATCGCCTCGCGAATTTCGGCCGTCCTCTTCGCCATGCCGGAAAGCACTTCCCGTTCCAGCATGTTTGCGAACGATGTTCTGGCGGCAGGTGGAAGGCGCATCGCCACTTCCCGCAGCCGATCGCGCTCAAACAGCGAGACACCGCGCCCGTTTGCGTCCCGGTCCTCGAACTCGACATTCAGCTTGAACTGAAGGCCACCATCTTCCGCGATCACGTACATCGAAGACGGCCCGGAGAGCCGGTGCGAGTTTCCGCTTTCGACCTTGACGGCCTTATCCCAAGGGAAGTCTTGCCCCTTATCTCTGAGATATACAGTCGTCTGTCCGAGGGCGATCAGGTGCTCGGCTTTGTCGAGAGCGTCACTATAGGTCATGTCGAACATCATCGGTCTTCCTTCTCGGTCGGGGTGGGGGAGGCTTTCAGGGCCGCCGCTATTGCACGCTTAATCTCACGGTCCACGATGCCCGCGATCTTGATCGCCACCGGATCGACAGGCGGCATCTTGTCATCCAGCCCCAGCAACATGGCGGGGCTCACGCACAGCCCAGCAGACAGCCCCCACACCGCATTAACGGTCGGGTTTACCGACTTACCCTGCTCAAGTTCCCAGACATGGGATTTCGTGAGCCCCGAAGCGTCAGCCACCTGTTGCAAGGTCATATCCCGCAGCTCTCGAAGGAGCTTGATGCGCGTTCCCAGCGCGGGGCCGTCGAAGCGTTCGCTCATCCCCCTACTCCCCTTCCTGTGCGCGCGGATCGAGGGGTGGGGCTGGGATCCCCTTGTTCTCGATTGCAAATGGCGGCGAAACAAATACAGTAATGAGATGATCCACCGCGCGTACCGCTATCGCCTCGCGCCGAGCGAAGAACAGCGCGCGGAGTTCATCCGATACGCAGGTGTTTGTCGCACCGTCTATAATATCGCTCGGGAGCAAAGGCACTGCCATTGGCGGCAGTATCTCCGGGCGACTGGCAAACACATCAACTTTGCATCCCAGTGCGCTGAATTGACGGCCTTGAGGGCAGATTTCGATTGGGTGCGTTCTGTCTATCAAACATGTACGGCCCAAGCCATTCGGGATGTGGACAGGGCGTTCCGCAATTTCTTTGCTGGGCGGGCAGGATACCCGTCTCCGCGGCGCAAGGGTGTCAACGATAGCTTCCGCTATATCGGGCGAGAAATCCGCGTCCAGCGGCTGAATAGTAAATGGTCGGCGATCCGCCTTCGGGGAATAGGTTGGGTCAAGTTTCGCGATACGCGGCCAATCCAAGGCTCCATTCGAGAAGTCACGGTCGCCTGTGCCGCCGGGGAATGGCACGTCTCTATCCTCTGCCGGATTGACTGTGATCCCCTCGCTAATCACGGACCCGCAGTCGGCATCGATCGCGGAGTCGCCAACACCCTCACGCTGAGCACCGGCGAGAACATCTCTCTCCCCACGAGTCTCGTCGCGATCGATAGCCGAAAGCGCCGCGCACAACGCGCGCTCGCCCGATGCAAGCGGGGCTCGCGGCGACGCATGAAGCGGCTCGCCAGTGTGTCGCGCCTCGCCGCACGCATCACCGCTGCCCGCCGCGACTGGCAACACCGGGTTTCCACGGACATCGCCCGCCGGTTCGGCGCTGTCGCCATGGAGGATCTCAACGTCAAGGCTATGACCGCTTCCGGCCCTGGGAAGCGCGGTCTGAACCGATCCATCCTCAACCAAGGCTGGGGAGCATTCGCCACGATGCTCACCTACAAGCTGGAAGAACGTGGCGGCACGCTGGTCTATGTGCCGGCGGCCTACACCTCGCAGACCTGTTCGGAATGCGGGTCCATCGACAGGGAGAGCCGCAAGAGCCAAGCGTCTTTCCACTGCCGGCATTGTGGACACCGCGCACACGCCGACGTGAACGCTGCGATCAACATACTCCGGGGAAGCACCCCGGCGATGCGCGTGGAGGGCGCCGGTTGCGGCCCCGTTGAAGCGCGAACCACTCCAAACCCTGCGCTCGCCGCGTAGGGGGATGCTGACCTCTCCCCTCGTCTGACGACACGCGCGGGCATGTTGCCGGCACCCCCCGCATCTCTCATCCGGGCGCGGATCGGGGGTCATGCTGCGTCCTGTTCGATCGGATCGAAATCCTTGCAGGCCGGATCATCGCCAGCTTGAGAATGGAAATGCCGGTTGCAGAAGCTCGGCACGCGCGAACGGTGGAGCATGTAGCCCTTGTGCCAGTGGCGGCATTGATCACAGTGATTATGCGGCTGTTGGGCCATCAGGGTTCTCCCATGTTGGTTGATATGACGGCGGGCGATGCTCGCCGCGCTCTATCCCTTCAGCGAAAATTTCGGCGTAGAACCGGACCATCCGCTGCGCCTCGCCGGCTGCTTGGGGGTTCCCCCTCTGGGATCGGAGCCACGCCACAATGAGCCGTTCCTCGCGGTTCATGCTCGCCCACTCCAAACATCTTCTAGAAACCGGACGTCGCTCTCGTTCGGCACCGCACCCAGATGACGGCCGATGCGCTCCCACCACAAATTGAAGCGCACACAGAGGATCGCCCACCTGGCATGCCGAATGATGGGGAGGCGCTTCACGCGCCCCACTCCACATCCCGGCAGATCTTCTTGGCGACGCGATTGTTTGCCGCGTCATAGAGATAGGCGACCGCGTCGTCGTTCCCGAGCATCACGACCGCAACCATGTTGGCTTTGGCATAAGCCTTCGCGGCGCTTTCAACGCTACGGCGCGGAGCAAGAGAGGCCCACTCGCGAGGGGTCTTCACGAAAGGAGCGGAACGAGAAAACATCAGGAGCCTCCTTTGGGCTGGGCAGCGAGATTGCTGCGATGTGCTTGCGTCCGTTCCTGATATGACTTATATAAGTGATACGACTTATAGGGTCAATAGGTGATATGAGAAATAATCGAGCCTTGGCAGAAAAAGTGATATGCGATACGCCGCGCGCCGTGGGACGGCCGCCGCTCTGGTCTGAGAATATGCAAGCTCGCTTTCCGGCGGGGACGTTCGAGCGAATCGCGAAGGTGTTGACGGAAGGCGAGGATCGAACCGACTTCGTTCGCCAAGCCGTCGAGCGTGAGCTGAAGCGCCGCGAGAAGTAGCCCCGTATCTTCTCCCCCATGGCAGGAGGGGAGGGGCGGTCATATCAGCGGCTCTCCGGAACATTCGCTCCACAGGCGACGAGCGCGCGCCCAAGCGCCGAGGAAGCTCTTCGCGGGAACAGTCTGCGGATCGCCGTAAAAGCCAGTAGCGGCGGCTTCGAACGCTGATGCCTTCTCACGCAGTTCGTCGGCACGGGGGTGCCCCGCGTCGGCTAGCTTGCGCATCAGATCGAAAAGGGCGGGATCCCCGCTCATTCCGAAGCCCCCTTCCTGAAAGCGGTGGGGGATATGCGGTCAATCTCAGCGAGAATTTCCGGGGCACGGGCGAACCATTCGCCGTGGAGGCGGTGGCGCTGGAAGAGCAAGTGATAAGCCCGCTCATCCCATGCGACGCCCTGTTTGCTGGCGAGAACGCCTAGCGGAATCGGGGAGTTCGCACGCAGCCGCCGCAGACGGACATCTAGCGTTGTGGTGAAGCCGATCTTGATCGCGCCGGTATCGCCGCCGATGAAATATATCGTGCCGGGCTTTTGGTAGTGTACCGGGTCGCCGGGCTCCGCTTTGTCCGGGTAGAGTGGAACTGACGGCCCACCCCAATCAAGCGCCTCTGATGCGCGAACCATCGCCGCCCAGCTTTCGGCCGTATGCCCCTCCGGGAACGACTCCTGAACATCGCCCGGGACTATTCTGGGACTTACCGTCCGGAATTGCTCCGTACCGCTCTGTTGCGTACCGCAATTGTTCGCGGACGGACTGGCGGGAAGCTCCTGAAACTGGCGGAAATTGGCGTCGGGGAGACAGGATTCGAACCTGCGACCCTCTGCTCCCAAAGCAGTCATGCTATGTCCTCTTTTGACTTAGAGATTCTGCGGGTTCTGCGGGGTGCTGTCAACTTCTTCCCGGTACTATTCCGGGATTCTGTTTCAACCATCGCGGCGCGAATATCGTCCTCAAGCGCGTGGGCATAGCGGGCGGTGGTGGCGATGTCGGTATGCCCAAGGAGCTTCTGGACGACCTTGAGGTTGCCCGTCGCGCGTAGCACCCGCGTGCCTCGGGTGTGGCGTAGATCGTGGAACTTGAAGTTTTTGATCTTCGCATCGGTGAGGGCCTTCCGCCACTTCCGCATCCATCCCTGGGGGCTGAATGGGTAGCGCGTGCCCTTGTAACGCCGGGGACGATCCTTACGGGCTGGGGAGGGGCGCTCGCAGACATAGGTGAATACGAAGTCGCAACCCTCCACGTGTGGCTGCTCGCGCAATAGCTCGACCATGCGCGGTGTGAGAGGGAAGGTGTGCTCCTTGTCGCCCTTCTGTGTGATCGTGGCGCGGCATCCGTCCCAATCGATCTTATCCCATTCGAGCCCGATCACCGAACTGCGGCGCTGGCCGGATAGAGCGGCGAACTCCACCACCGGCTTGAGGCTGTCCGGCAGGTGTTCGAACAGCCGCTTCTCCTCGTCTGGAGAAAGCTCGCGCACGCGCTCCTTGGGTTCGTCCAGGCGCAGCTTGCTCCAGTCGATCGCGTCGGGCGTTCCGGGGATCGGCAGATCGTATCCCGCCGCCGCAGCGTGCTTCCAGACACGGCGCGCGAGCTGCCATTCACGATTGACGCTGGCGTTGCTCACCGTGGCGCGGCGCTTGGCGATGTAGCGCCTGAAATCCTCTGTTCCGATCGCGCTCAGCAACTTCCCGGCTCCGATGCCTTCACACAGGTTGGCGAGCTGATAGTCGGTCGTGGTGGAACTGCTTTCGTGCTGCCCCTTGTCCTGCCAATAAGCCTGGCAGGCCGCATCCAGAGTAATGGGGCGCTTGGCTGCATGGCCTAGAGCGACCTCGCGCTTGATGCGGGCCTCGAAGGCTTCTGCGTCGCGTTTCGACGTGCAGCCCGTGCTGCCATGAAACCGGACCTTGGTGCGCTGGAAATCGTACTGCCAGTACGGGGACTTGTCGGTTTTATAGACGGACACGGTTCATCCTTGCGCAGGCGCGATTCGAGATAGGCGTCGCAATCCTCGCGCCGGTAGAGGAACTTCCGGTCGGTGATCGCAACATAGGGGATCAAGCCCTCCTTCCGCAGCTTGCGCAAGGTCCGCTCGCAGATGTGGAGGCACGCAGCCGCCTCGTCTGCGCTCAGAAGCTCAGCCCCCATCACGCCCGCTCCTTCTTGACGCGCTCAGCAGGCACTAGACCCTTGCGTTGCGCGCGACGCTGCTTTCGGTTCACAGGCTCAGAGGCGTCGGCCGGATCGAGAAGGCCGAGCGATCGGACCACGAAAGCGGGAGTGCTGGCCAAACCAGTGACGCCTTTGCGCGACTGGTTCTTGACCTGAGACTTTGCGCCACGGAAGGCCATCATCGCTCCTCCCGCTCGATCCGCTCGACCTCGTGCTTTGAGGGAGTGCGGGCGAGCAGGCGGCTCACTTCACGCTTAGCCGCCGCCAATGCACGGCGGTATCCATCTGCGTAGCCATTGGCCTCTTCGGCGGCCGTGAATGATCCCCCGCAGCTGTCGATTGCTCGCAACACGTCTGCCTTGACCGTCGCGTTGCCCAGATCGATGCCGTCCGCGAGTGCGCGCATCTGGTCGGCTTCCGCGTACCGGCAGCCATCGCGATAGGTCTGGCTGCACCCGGCTAAGCCAAAGCCGCCGAAAGCGTGCTCGCATCCATCGCCGCAAGAGTGCTCATCGGCTATCCGGCGCAACAGGTCGGTATCGCACTCGCGCCAGGTCAGGCTGTAGAGCGCGGCTTCGGCGGCCCGCGCACTCTTGTGTCGCCGGTCGAGTTCCGCCTTCAATTGCGGGGAGAGGAGTAATGCCAAATCCCAAGCCTCGTTGAGGCGCAGGCTGGTGGTCGTTTTCACGCCACCCGACTCCACATGCAGGATCATCCAGTTCTCATCGCGGCCCTGCTGTTCCTGCACGCCAATTCGGCCGCCGGAATAGTTGCGTTCCCATGACTGCCAGGGGCGCTCGATCGTCATCTCACCCACGCGCTTCACTCCCTATCTCCGCCCGCGGCTTCGGGGGCTTCTTGGTGTCGATAACCACCACTCCCTCGGGCTTGGGGAGGGGCTGAATCGGAGGCCATTTGCGGGACCGGTTGGTGATGAGGATCATCGTCCGAACCCCGCATAACCGTGCGATGTCCGCATCGCTTGGTAGCGCCGTTCCCGTGCTGCTGCCGCAGCCGCTTGTTTCGGTGTAAGAGGCGGCTCGGGCCTTTCAGGATAATCTTTATCGACGTACAGTTCGATCGCGGAATCCGCTTCGTCGACAGGGAAGGGGTCAGCACAACCTATTGTATAGGCCATGCGCGCGCCCTTCTTGCCCGTGACCGCGACGGGCTCGTAATTGCCGTTTCCGATCCTGGCCCAATAGAAGTTTGCTTTCACTTCACCATTCCTTCGTTTCCGCAGCTGCTTCCTGATCGAACAGGCGCTGGATCGCGGTGGGGGTCATGGGCGGAAGCTCCCTTCAAGCCGATCCCACATCTGGTCCGGCACGTGCGGGCGTATAACCGCTCGGAATTGCGGCATCTCCGCCTTGTAGCGTCGCCAGTGATGACAGCCCGGTGTGGCCGCTTCTACATTGGCGATGCGATCGGCCAGCTTGACAGGGGCGGCCGGCGGATACTCCACGATCTTGCGGTAGATCGAATTGTTGCGCTCCGCTCGGCTCTCACCCTCTCCAGTGCAAGCGAATACGAGCCGCAAGACATTCTCGCCGAATAAATCGAGGATCTGATCTGACGTAGTGGCGGTGTCCTCCAGAACATCATGGAGGAACGCGGCTTTGCGGTGATCATTGGAATAGCCGAACTCATGGACGATTCCGGCGACATCAAACAAGTGGACCCCGTAAGGCTCTCCGCCGTACTTCTGATCCCCGTGCGCCCTGATAGCGAAATCGCGCGCTTCCCATATTTCGCTCACCGCATTTCCTCCTCATCTTCCGCTTCCATCTCCGCGAAAGCGCGGTCGATGGCTTCGGCGTTATCCTCTAGCCATTGGGTTGCTGGGCCGGTTGCCGACAGCAGCGCTTCGATTGGGGTGGTCATCCGAAGAAGCCTCCAAAATAGAGGATAGTGCACTGGATGGCGGCACCGATGAGCGCCCCGATGGTGCTATGATTGCCGCGGGGCTCACCTTCCTTTGCGGCCGAAATCCCGACCGACATTGCAGTCAGTGCGATGATAGTGATCTGAGGCCAGCCCATCACGCTGCTTTCTCCGTCATCAGCTCAACATGCTTCGCCGCTTCGATGCGGGACATGTTGGGCACCAACTCTTCGAAGCTGCCCGCACCGGAGCAGTAATCACAGACCTCCCAGCGCGGCGCGGGTCCGGTGTCGCTGTAGAAGCCGCGCCTTCCGAGACACTCCTGGCAGATGTCGGTCATTTCTGGTTTTCCTTGAGATGGGCTAGGTAAACCAGCGCGTCGGCGGCTTCTTGACGAATGCTGCTCAGGACGTTCTTTAGATATGCAGGCTCGCTTTGAGCCTCACCCCAATTCGCCATGCCTCGAATATGCGTGAGGACCTGCTCAGCCACCCACACGGGATCGGCCTCGCTCATTGTCCGGGCGCTTTCGCGATGGCGGCTTCTCGGATGACCTTGTACATGCCGATGGCCATCTGCTTGGCGTTAGGCCAATGCTCGTGGGCAGCCTTGTCAACGGCACGGATCACGGCGTCAGACGGCTCTTCAGGCAGAGCCATCTCCAAGCCCACAGCAGCTTTCGCTATGGCGGCGCGGGCCTTGGCAAAGGCGCTATCCGGCCAAGCGGCAATCGCGGCATCCTGAAGCCATTCGAGAGCTTCAACCCAAGTGTCGCAGTTGCCTCTGCTGCACCAACCGTTCATATCGTCGCCGATCGCGACCTCAAAGCCGCCATCCCAGAACCACTCGATCGTTGCGTTGATCTCGCTGGCGTAAAGATCGGGAATGACTGTCGAGAGCGTGATAAGCCGGGCATTGGCCCGCATGGACCCATCGTCCGCCTTCGGATTGGGGCAGGCGATAGCAATCGAGCGTCCACCGGCGTTTATGCCGCAGCCGTTCGTGCTCCATGGCCCGGGCGTGGACGCGCTCATTTGCCCACCGCCAGAAGCATGACGATCACGAACACCACCGGCGCGAAGGCAACCGCAGCAGCGATCACCGCGTCTCGCATGATGATTACTCGGGGCATCACGTTCTCCTTAATCCACTGAAGAAGTCGGCGCTCATGCCGCCATCTCCAGTTCGACCAATTCGGGATCTTCCCGGCACTCGACGATGCAGCCGTTGAGGCGGGCGAAGCGAAGCTCCATCTCGTCGCGAAGGATCTCTTCCCAGATCGCCTTCTGCTGGCCGGCGCTCGCCGCGCGGTGCAGGCCCGACATGCCGCGAAAATAGGCGCCGTCGTTGCCGAGACGCAGATGGAGGCGGAGGTTCGCGACTTCCTTGGCGTTCGATTTGCTAAGCTGAACCACGGTCTTTCTCCCTCTCAGCAATGCGGCTGATGGAAGTTCAATATCATAAATGATACTTAGGTCAAGCTCCTAAATGAGACTTCAACAAACATTTTTATCCCGACTCACCCCCGCGCCGACCGCGCCAGGCACAAAAAAAGCCGCCCGGAGGCGGCTGGGGGAGGGTGGGGTAGATTGGAGCCGCTAGGGTTTTGCGGGAGTGTCATCGGCATCGTCCGCCAGAAATGGGAAAACTTGGTTGAAAATCGCCTCAAGCCGTTTTTCCTGGCGCATGATCCGGCTCATGACGTTCAAGGCCTCCATCTTGTCATCGTTCAGAATGGCGAGGTTGACCTCGGAATAGGCAGTCAGAATCTTGCGCATCGCCACAACCACGCGCGCGATGTCGCCCTTGGTGGCAGGCTCTAACCATTGTCGAATAAGTTCGTCGTCGCTTCTCATCGCGGTTCCCCCTCAATTCTCACCCTAGGCCCGAGATAGAGCCGCTCGGGGGCGTACTCGTCGCGGACGGCGTGGCCTAGATCGATCGCCTCCTCCTCAACCTCCGCGCGCGATCTGCGCCAAGGGCCGGGCTTATCGAAGATGACGAGTCGGTAGCGGTTCATATCAGACCTAACCCTTTGCTTACTCTAACCATTCATCGCAAATTCAACACGAAAGCCGCTTACAGGATTAGCCGCAGATGCTACGGTGGCATCCGCGCGGGGGCGCTCCAAAACTTTTCCCTGTCCTACACCGACGAGGAACATTAGCGGAACGTTACGCATCGGTGACCGGGGAGGGATTCGTTGTCAGCTAGTCGTTTTCGTGAGCTTCTGATTCACCATCTTCACGAAGCTGGGATCGAGCCGCCATCCGCCCCGCCAAGCGGGCGTGAGCAATCTGATCAGCAAGTTCCTCGCCATCCTCTGCCATCTCCAGCAGAGCCTGCCGAAGCGCCCGACCCAACGGAATCTGAAGGTCGTCCGACCATTCTCGATCGGGCACCATAACGCGCAGAAGTTCCACCATCATCGGGCCTAGGCTCGTTGTGGGCGGTATGTCTGGCGAGCCGGTGCCCAGGTCGATAGGCGGTGGTACGCCTGCTGCCTTGGCGAGCTTGAACAGCGTCCGCGTTGACGTTACGAAATCGTGCGTATCCTTAAGGGCACGATTGACGGTCGCGCGGGCGAGGCCGGCGCTTAGCGCCCATGGGGTGGGTTTCAGGCGCTTCGCCTCCATCACCTCTTTCATCCACGCGACGACCGGCTTCTGCTGTTCGTGCACTTCGAGCCTTCTCGCTTCGGGGTCGGAGACGGTTTCCATTTAGCCTCATTCCTAGCGAGGCATAGGATCATGAATGGGCTTGACGAGGGCTCATTTATGATACTATGCTTGCGTCATTATGGATTGGAACAACCCAAAAGATCTCGCCAAAGCTATCAAGGAAAGAGGCCTCACGGTAGGCGGGTTTTCCGGGGTCGCAGGCGTCTCCCGAGCGCAGCTCTTCCGGCTGATGCGTGGATCACCGCCCCGTTGGGACACCCAACGCAAGGTTGAGGACGCGTTGCAGCGCATCCCTGTGCTGGATCGCGCAGCATGACCAACGCCCAGCAGATCGCGAAATCGCGTCTGATGTTCCAGCTCCACGCAGCCGACCTGTGGAATCATATTCGCAGATCCTGGGTGGTGTGGCTGTGAGCGAGACACGCGTCATCATCCCCGTCGACGAGCAGCGGGTCCGCGAGATCATCCGCGAGGAGCTTGCTGCTGCGGAGGCGGCCAAGCCTTGCCCGAGATGCCATCTCCCGCGCCTGGTGAATTGGCGTTGCGCCGATCCCTACACGGTTCCTGGTGACTGCCCCTTCGTCCCGAGGGCTCTCTAAATGACCGGCCTCGCCCTCATACGCGGCAGCGGCCCGCACCAGCTCGCGCGGCTGATCGCATATCACTTTCACGGTCGCGCGCCCCTGACGGTCGCCAACGATCGCGGCCGCCCCGAACCGAGGGAATGGAGATGATCCCCCACATCATTGGCGCTCTGTTCGCCATCTTCTGCGTCGGCGTGATGATCACCTGCGCCACCATCGCCCTGTTCGACTACGCGGTCTGCCGTCTCTGTGGGGACACTGGCGTACCGAAGGCCGAGCTTGCGCCGGGAGAGGGGTGCGCCGCCTGCCAGACGTTCGACGAGATCGCCAACGATATCCCCTACCGACCGAGCGACGCCTTCTGCGGGCAACTGACCGAGGCCGAGCGCGTCGCGGTGGTGGGTGGGGCTGTTCATGGAGAGGGATCTAATTGATGCAGACCCGCAACGTCTTGCGCGTCAACGCCTCTGACGAACAAAGGAATTATAGGGAGGCTGTGGCGGAAATTCTCCGCTGCGTGCAGTCCGACCATTCCGTTACGCTGCTCGAAATATCCGAGAGAGTGGATATTTCGCTCGGCACGGTCAGCAACGCCGCGAACAAGAAAACGGATCTGTCGCCGACGTTCCTGCAGCGCCTTGGCCGCGCCTACGGAGTTCATCATCTCGATCCCTACGTGAGGCTGATGGGCGGGCGTATCATCCCAATCGAGCACAGCACCGAGCGCGACGTTCTGCCCTTCATTAATCGCGCCGCACTCAAGATTGCTGAGGCCCGCGATCCTCAATCGCCCGGTGGTGTTCGCGAGATCCACACCGAGAAGCTTGATTATCTGCCTGATCTGCTGGCGCTCCAGAAAGAACTGTCGGGGCTCATCTGCTCAATCCAGGCGGAGGCGGCATGATGAACCGCGCCACCCACGCCCGCAAGTTCAAGCCAAGCCATCGCGACGTGGCGATCGCCTACGCCGATGAGCGGGCAAAGATCGCCGCGGCGGACGGTTCGCGCCAGCTGCTTGAGGCGCTGGATCGTTACTGGATCAACCACCCCTCCGATGACGCGTGTGGGAATTGGGCGGGGACGCAGCCACGCGCCGCACAGGTTGCGCACGCGTCTTCCGAGGTGGTGGGATGAAGTACGGCGCCAAGAAAACCGTCTGCTCAGCCGATCATCTGCACGACAGCGGCCTTGAGGCCCGTCGTTGCAACGAACTGATGGCGAAAGAAGACGCCGGTGAGATCACGCACCTGACGCAGCAGCCTAGCTTTTCGGTCGAAATCAACGGGCATGTCATCTGCCGATACGTGGCCGACCATAGCTACCGGATGGCCGATAGCGGCCTTCTGATCGTCGAAGACACGAAGGGTAAGACCACTCCCGTCTTTAACCTCAAGAAAAAGCTCGTCGAGGCTTCGCATCCCGGCGTCGTGATTACGGTCTGGCCGCCGAGAAAGAGGAAGGTTCGTCGCAAGAAGGCGGCATGAAATAGGTGAGAGGTCGTCGGGTGAATAACCAATAACCCGGCGGTGAACGTCCAAGCCGAGTCCCGGCCTCTCACTCAAAACAATCGGACATAAAGCAGGGCGATTTTTGAAGGACTGACAAATGGACAATGTCACAACTTCGATGCTGGATGGTCTGGAACCAAGCCAGCTCGACCAATTGCCGCCTGGAGTGCTGGCGGATCTTCATTGGCTCCTAGCGCAGGACAAGCTGACGCTAACTCGGCGCGAAGTAGCTCTGCATGGCACTTTTGAGCGGCGCTATGCCGACAAGGCGGCGGAGGAAAGGCGCCTTGCTGGTAAAGACACTGGCTCGGTTCATGTGATCGACGGAGAATATGACGTTGTCGTCAATCTCCCCAAAAAGATCGAATGGGATCAAGAGAAGCTGAAGGCTGCTTTGAACGCCCTAGACCCAGACGACGCCAAGCACTTTGCCAAGGCTGTGTTCTCTGTGGAGGAGCGGAAGTTCGAAGCGGCTCCGCCTGCTCTTCGCGACGCACTTTCTGTCGCTCGCACCGTCAAAACAGGGAAGCCGACCTATGCGCTTTCCCCGCTTAAGGAGTGCGCGGCATGAAGATCATCAGTGCAGACGAGCGGCTCCAAAACCGCGCCGGCATCAAGGGTATTCTTTTGGGACCGGCTGGGATCGGGAAGACCAGCCTTCTCCACACGCTCGATCCAGCCACAACTCTCTTCGTCAATGCCGAAGCTGGAGAGCTGAGCGTCCAGGACTGGCCCGGCGATATGGTCCGTCTCCGGACTTGGAGCGAGGCTCGGAACCTCGCCGTACTCGTCGGTGGTCCGAACCCCGGCTATGCGGAAGCGGACGTCTATGGGCCTGGCCACTATCAGGCCGCCAAGGACATTTTGGGCGGCCTTGATAAATATGAGACGGTCTTTATCGACTCCATCACTGAGGCGTCCCGTCTCTGTTTCGCATGGTCGCGGGTTCAGCCCGAGGCGATGTCGGAGAAGACCGGCAAGCCCGATACCCGAGGGGCATATGGTCTGTTGGGTCGGGAAATGGTCGAATGGCTGAAGCAGTTCCAGCATGCCCCGCGTGTAAACGTGTGGCTCGTTGGGCTCCTCAACGCCGTCAAGGACGACTTCGGCCGCATCTCCAACGTCATGCAAATCGAGGGCAGTAAGACCGCGCTCGAGGCGCCGGGCATCACCGACCAGCTAATCTCCATGGTCCAGATGCAGCCGGAAGAGGGCGCGCCTTATCGCGCGTTCGTCTGCCACGCTGTCAACCCGTGGGGCTACCCCGCAAAGGATCGCAGCGGACGCCTCGATCTAATTGAAGAGCCGCATCTTGGCCGGCTGATGTCCAAGATCACAGGGCCGAAAAAGCCCGCGTCGGAGCGCCTTAGCTTCCACACTCCGAGCCCCGACGCGGACGCCCCCACCACACAGCAGGAGCAAGTACAATGAACGCATCAAATCCTTTCGATTACAACACCGCTGACAAGGGTGGCAGTTTCGATCTGATCCCGGCGGGCACCGTCGCCCCCATGATCCTTACTATCCGCCCTGGCGCAGCAGGGGATGGTGGCTGGTTGACCGCCTCCAAAACTAGCGACGTGTCGTACCTCAACGTCGAATTTGCTGTGACCGCTGGCAAATACCGCGGCCGGAAGATCTGGCAGAATATGGTGGTCAGCGGTGGCAAGGTCGACGAAGGCGGCGCTTCGAAAGCCGGCAACATTACGCGTTCGACCCTGCGCGCTATTTTGGAGAGCGCCCGTGGAATTCGTGGGGACGATGAAAGCCCCGCTGCGAAGCAGGCGCGCATGGTCACCGGCTATGGGGACTTTTCCGGCCTCGAGTTCGTCGGGAAAATCGGGATCGAGAAAGGCTCCGAGGGATACCCCGACAAGAATAAGTTGCTTGGTGCAGTTGGCGTCGAGCAGCCCTCCTATGCGGAGGCGAAGGCTGGCGGCTCTGCCCCACAGACCGGCTTCACCGCTCCAGCCGCAAAGGCACCTTCAGCGGTGCCGACATGGGCGCAGTAAAAGATGCGGGGGCCGAAAGGCCCCCAACTCTTGAGGACGAACTGCAACGCGAAGCGGAGCAGAGGGCGGGGATGGCGATAGGTGACTGGCTTATGGGCCGAAATCTCAACCGCCCGATCTCAGGGCTAACCCGCGATGAACTGCGGCTGATGGCAGCGGTCGCGATAGGAACATGGGTATGCGTGCGGGCGGAGCAAGAGGCCGTGTCCAACATACTCCCAGAACAAGGGAGCTACCTCCAGGCTGGTTGATCTGTCGCGCCTGCGGCGGGGAAAGTAGCGGCTGGGGCCTCTTAAGAGGCGGGCTCGAGATCATGTTCTGTAGCAGCCGATGCCGGGACGAATGGGAAATGACGATGACGCCGAACAAATACGAAGAGATGGCAATAACAGCGACCCTTCCCGCTCTGGGGGCTTATGTCGCTACGGTCGGGATGGATAAGCCTCTGCAGGCTTACAGCAAAGAGGAGGCGCTCGGCCTTATCCGCACCGCGGTATGCATATGGCGCGGGAAACTGACTGAGATCATGGATCTCAATGACGAAATTCCATTCTGATGGGCATCACCTACAACATAGCCCCGAAACCTACCTATTATGATGGGTTCAAATTCCGCTCGCGCCTGGAGGCGACTTGGGCGGCGCTTTTTGATCTGCTCAAATGGCGGTGGGAATATGAACCGTTAGACCTGAAGGGCTGGGTCCCCGATTTTGTGCTGCATGGGGTCGAGCCGATTGCGGTCGAGGTCAAGCCAGTCATGAGGTTCGAGGATTTTCCACAGGATGGCTTCGATAAGATGAACTCGTCCGGTTGGGAGGGACGCATCTTAATCGTCGGCACTGGCTTGGTGGAAATGGGGATGATGTCATCCATTGGTTGGATGGCGGACAACAGGTTGCCCGTAGAAGGGCCGCGTGTGGAATGGTTGCCATGCCGTCTCGTTCAATTTGATTCCAATAACGATCAGGTCGATATTGCGACCACCACTGAGCAGCAGGGCTATTTGTTCAATGGCAACACGATAACTGCCCGCCAGTCCCCCGTCATCATGCGTCGTCTCTGGGCGCTTGCCTCTAACAAGACTGCGTGGCGCCGATGATGGATTTCAATCATGGGGCGACGAAAGGAAAGGCTGGGGTCCCCGGAACCGATCTTCTTGACCTTGCCGCAGCCACCATCGAAGGCGCTCGCGAACAACGCACCTATCTCGGGGGCTCACGGCTCGGCGAAATATGCCAGCGCAAGCTGTTGTTCGAATACCAGGGGGCTCCGCGAGAGCGGCCGATGACGGCCAAGACGCATCTGATTTTTGCGTCTGGCCACTTCATGGAGGAACGACAGGCAAAGCTGCTTATCGCTGCCGGCCTCGACCTTCGTACTCATGACCGCCACGGGGGCCAGTTCGGCTTCAGCGTCGCTGGGGATCGCATAAAGGGTCATATTGACGGGGTTGTATGTGGCGGGCCTGCTGATCTTGGCCCATACCCATATCTCTGGGAGCACAAATTCGTCGGCGGAAAATACTGGACCGCGATCGTCAAGAAAGGCGTTGCGCTCGAGCGGCCAGTCTACGCAGCCCAGATTGCCATCTATCAGGCATATATGGGGCTGGAAGAAAACGCCGCTCTCTTCCAGGTCACCAATCGCGATACGCTCGAGACGGCTTTCGAGCGCGTCCCGTTCAACACCAAGCTGGCGCAGACGGCAAGCGACCGGGGGGTCGCGGTTCTGAATGCCCACGATGCCGGCGCGCTCCCACCTCGTGCGCACGCATCCGCCGACTTCTTCGAATGCCGGTGGTGCGACTTCCACAATCGTTGCTGGGGGCAAAGCAATGGCGTCAGTGCTTGATTTCAACAACGCGCTGACGCAGCGCCAGCTCGAGACTTATCTCGGCCTCGATGAGAAGCCGGACGCGGGGCGTATCGACCGCATCCGGGAGGGCTTGGCGGGTAGCGCTCCCCATTTCATCGCGTGGCTATTCCCGGCCGCACTCTTCAGCCGCACCCAGGCGCGCATTGGGAATACGGATGGTGATGCCGGAACAAGCCTCCTCATAGAGACAGCCGGCTCCAAGGCAGGGCTATGGAAAGATTTCGGTGACCCCAACCAAAAGGGCGGCGACCTAATCGGCCTCTACATGGCCGCGAAGCGCCGAACCTTCCCGATCGCGCTCGAGGAGTTGGCGGAATGGCTGGGGAACGGGACGAAGCCCGACATTGCGTACAGCCGGCAGCAGTTGTTTGCGAAGGCGAAAAAGGTTGATCGTGATCTCGGGCCACAAAAAGGGGAGTGGCATTACACCGACGCTGACGGGCATATCATTGCCAGCGTTTATCGGTTCGAGCCCGAGGACGGGGGAAAGGAATTTCTTCCGTGGGATGCAGTGCAGCGCCGCTATGGCAATCCGGAGATCCGCCCCCTCTATAATATCCCTGGCGTCCTGCAATCTGAGCGCGTCATCTTCTGCGAAGGCGAGAAGAGCGCGAAGGCTCTCATAGACCGCGGCCTTTGCGCAACGTCCGTCATGGGAGGCGCAAACTCTCCCCTAGAAAAAACCGACCTCTCCCCTCTCTCGAGGCGCGATGTCATTATCTGGCCGGATGCCGATGGACCTGGCCAAGAGTTCGCGGGCCGGCTTGCTCTAGCGCTTTCCGATGTCGCCGCCAGCGTTACAATCTTTACCCCGCCTTCCGATGTCGAATCTGGTTGGGACGCTGCCGACGCTTGTGAAGAGGGATTGGATCTCGAGCATATGCTGGGGTTTGCAGAAAGTGCCGCCCCGGCGATTTCCTCCGCGTCCATCCAAGTGCTGGGCTTCGATCTCAGAGAATGGAGCACTGATCGCTTCATGGGATCAGCCCCGCCCATTCAATGGCTTTGCGAGAATACGATCCCCCAAGGCGTGCCAGCCCTCTTCGCTGCCATGGGTGGGGTGGGGAAGAGCTTTATAGCGCTCGACCTTGCCCTCGAGATCGCCGCGGCGGTGGCATTTGGAGACTACAACGCTCGTCGGGTTCTTGGTGGCGAAGTGGTTTCCCATGGGAGTGTGGTGGTCCTCAACGCAGAAGATAGCCGGGATAGCATCCACCGGCGCCTCGAGCGTATCGATCCTGATAACCGGCGCGAGCGGGCTAATGGGAAGGTTTTTATCGTACCGCTCCCCGAGGTGGGCGGCCCCATGCCGCTCATCACCGGGGATAAGGGGGAGTTCAAAAAGACACCCCGATTCGAAGCCTTGATCGAACAGCTTAAAACCATCCCGGATCTCAAACTCCTCATTATCGATCCACTTCAAGCCTTCGTCACCGCGGACATCACGAAGGACCCGGCAGCCGGTCAGTTCATGTGGAGTTGCTTCGCCCAGATTTGCGCGGCGACAGGGGCGACCGTCATTGCGTGCCACCATATGCGCAAGGAGGGCATGTCCAAGATCGACAGCGCTGATAGCGCCAGAGAGGCGATCCGCGGCTCTACCGCGCTCATAGACGGCGCCAGGGCAACCTATGCCCTGTGGAACGCTGGAGAGGACCAGGCGAAGCGCCTGTGCCAAGAATTGGGCATCCCCCATAAGCCGAAGGCCGTCGTCAACGGTGCTGTGGTCAAGGCCAATGACGAGCATGACTGGGAGGTTCACACTTACGTGCGAGCCGAGAGCGGGCTTCTAGAGGACCGCTCCGCAACCGCGCAGCGGGTCAAGCAAACGACCGGCCAGATGACAGAGGCCCAAGCCCTGGATTGTCTTAACAAGATCCATGAACGGTGGACCGCAGGACGCCCGTTCAGCGCCTCATCACAAACAGCGGACAGGTTCCTCGGGGCCTTCATCCAGCGCGAATATGGGCTCTCAAAAAGCACCGCGAAGGACGCCATGGATCGGTGGTTCCATACTGAAATGATCGGCTCCGAAATGTTCGATCGAAAGGCCAAATCAATGGGTCTGCGGGTGCTCAAATGGCCCTCGTAAACTTGGCGGAACCTGGCGGAACCGAGGGTGCTAAGGCATTGAAATCATTAGGCGGAACCGCTTGGCGGAACTGCGGAGATGGCATGGTTAAGTTATTGAAATCATTGGCGGGACTTGGCGGGGCGGAACCCCCCCATACCCCCTATGCGACTTCCGCCTCGCTTGGGGCGGGCAAAGTCGCGTTTTTTTGAGGCCGTGATGGACACGAAGGGGCGGGCATGAAATCGACCAAGATCAAACGGGCGGGGCGGTGATGGACTGCGGCGCGATCAATCGGGGAAGGCCAGCGGGGCGGATGACGATCGCCCAGCGCAAGGCCCTCGACTATGCCATGCGCCAGGAAACCAGAGGGGAAGGGATTATTCTCGGTGAGATGATGCGGGTGTGCGGTTTCTCGTGTCGGTCCAACGCCAAGCGCACTCTGCTCCAGCTAAAAAAAAATGGGCTGCTGATTTATTGAATACTCCCCCCCTGTAATTTTCGGACGTAATTGGTTTGTCGGGCATTAGGCAGCGAGGCTCGACGGGGTGGCGAAAGCGCCGAATAAATTACTGGCGGGAAATAAGCCACCGGCTGCGGGTCGCGGCCGTCCGAAAGGCGCTGTCAACAAGACCACGGCCAAGCGCGAAGCCGAGATAGCCGCCTCTGGGCTTACCCCGCTCGATTATATGCTCGGCGTGCTGCGTGATGAGGGCAATAGCATCGAAGCGCGCATGGACGCTGCAAAGGCTGCCGCTCCCTACGTGCACAAGCGGATGCCGCAGGCTGTTGACCTGGGCAGCGATCCTGACCGGCCGATGCTTCACCGTATCGAGCGCACCATCGTTGACCCGCAGGCAAAGCGCTGATGGCGTCGGCCGCGCTTCAGATCCCCACCGCAAGGGTGTTCGAGCCGCTGTTACAGCCGGCGCGTTACAAGGGCGCTTGGGGTGGGCGCGGTTCGGGCAAATCCCATTTTTTCGCAGAGAAACTGATCGACGACAGCTTGTACGAAAAAGGGCTTCTGTCGGTCTGCATCCGTGAAATCCAGAAGGATCTACAGCAGTCCTCGAAGCGGCTGATTGAATCGAAGCTAGTCCAGCTTGGCATTGGCGAGGCCGACGGCTTCAAGGTGTTCAAGGAGTTGATCCAGACGCCTGGTGATGGCGTGATCATCTTCAAGGGGATGCAGGACTACACGGCCGACAGCATCAAGTCGCTGGAGGGCTTCAAACGGGCGTGGATGGAAGAGGCGCAGGCGATCAGCGCCACCTCGCTCAACATGCTTCGCCCGACACTCCGCGCTCCGGGTTCTGAAATATGGGCGAGCTGGAACGCTCGGCGGAAGACTGATCCTGTTGATGTAATGCTGCGCGGGGCTGAAATCCCGACCGGCGCAATCGTGGTTCATGCCAACTGGCGCGATAACCCTTGGTTCACGGCCGAGCTTGAGCAGGAGCGCCAGGATTGCCTCCGCCAGCAGCCCGATCAGTACGACCACATCTGGGAGGGTGGCTATGTCACCATCTCGGAAGGCGCGTATTATGCGCAGCAGCTCGCGCTGGCGAAGGGTGACGGGCGCATAGGCCGCGTCGCTGCCGACCCGCTGATGCAATATCGCGCCTTCTGGGACATCGGCACGCGCGACGCCACAGCGATATGGGTCGCGCAGTTCGTCGGTACGCAGATCCGCGTCATCGACTATTACGAGGCTGTCGGGCAGCCGCTTGGTGCTCATCTCACGTGGTTGCGTGATCGAGGCTATAGCCGCGCTCTCTGTGTCCTCCCGCACGACGGCTCAAACACAAATCACTTCACCGCGATTCAGTTCGACGATCACGTCCGCCAAGCTGGGTTTGATACGCGGGTCGTAAGGAACCAGGGCAAGGCGGCCGCGATGAAGCGCATTGAAGCCGCGCGCCGGCTGTTCCCGTCGATCTACTTCAACGAGGCTACCACGCAGGGCGGCATCGATGCCTTGGGTTGGTATCACGAGAAGAAGGACGAGAAGCGCAACATCGGCCTCGGTCCAGAACATGATTGGGCATCGCACGCGGCAGACGCCTTCGGTCTCATGTGCATCGCCTACGAGCAGCCATACGAAAACGACGAATACGAAGACGATTACCGCGACGATGGGCGGGATACGAGGACGGGGTACTGATCATGCAGAGCGCCGAGAGTTATATTCGTGATCAACTCAAGTTCGCGAAAGAGGGGGCTGACAACCTCGCGAAGCGGAGCGGCTACGTTTGGACTAGCTGGCTCAAGGGCAAGCAGGGGCAGTGCACAGCCTCATTCGACCGCGACGGCGAACGGTGGTCACTCGGCTTTCAGTGGACGCGAAGCGAAGCACTTGAGGTGTTGGCAGAGCGCATCGAGCAACTGGACTGGTGCATGCGCGTGGCGATGAAGGAGTTCGGCGCCTTGAAGGTCGGCGCAATGATGGCGCAGGCCACAGAGATGGCGGTTCAGTGATGCCAGCCATCCAATTCGCTGACGACGAGCCCGACGCGATCGACGAGACGCGCGCGCTCACGGTCGATCAAATCCTCCAGGCCAACAACGTCCTCGACATCCTGCCGGATGGCGAAGTCACGAAGATCGGTCAGCATTGCCTGCGCGAGTTCGAGAATGACCTTGCAAGTCGCAAGAGCAACGACGAGGGCCAGAGCTGGGAACAGCGCTACGACCGCTATCTCGACGTGGCGATGCAGGTCCGCAAGGCCAAGAGCTTTCCGTGGCCCAACGCATCGAACGTCAAGTGGCCGTTGCTGACCACGGCGAGCATCCAGTTCCAGGCACGATCCTATCCCGTCATCGTCGATGGTTCGAACCTCGTCAAAGGCCGCGTCCTAGGCCCTGACCCGCAGGGCATGAAGCGCCAGCGGGCCGAGCGCATCGGCGATCACATGACGTGGCAGCTGCTCTACGACATGCCGGGCTGGGAGGAGGACACCGACCGGCTGCTGCTGATGCTGCCGATCGTGGGCTGTGTGTTCCGCAAGACCTATTACGACCAGATCCAGCGCAAGAACGTGTCCCGGATGGTGACGGGCAAGGATTTCGTCATCAACTATTGGGCGTCGAGCATCGAGGACGCGCCGCGCTTCACGCATATCCTCAGGCTCTACCCGCACGAGGCGGAGGAGCGGTTTAGGACCGAAATCTGGCGCGAGGTGCCGCTACCGGTCACGCAGACCGAGAAGGACCAGAGCGATACGGCTCCGATCGAGTTCCTGGAGCAGCATTGCCGCCTTGATCTCGACGAGGACGGCTATCCAGAGCCCTATATTGTGACGATGGTGCGCGAGAGCGGTGCTGTCGTTCGGATCGTGCCATGCTTCGATGCCGATGGCGTCACGATGAACATGCAGGACAAGACCGTCGTTCGGATCGACCGCAAGCTCTATTTCGTGAAATATGGGTTCATCCCTAGTCCGGATGGTTCGTTCTACGACATCGGCTTCGGGCATCTGCTCGACGACATCACGGCGGCGATCGACACCACGATCAACCAGCTTCTCGACGCGGGCGCGCTTCAGAACGCGCAGGGCGGCTTTGTCGGCTCGGGCATCGACATGAAGTCGGGCGACATGCGCTTCAAGCTGGGCGAATGGAAGAAGGTTATAGTCGGCGGCGGGACGCTGCGAGACAACATCGTGCCGCTCAACCTGCCAGGCCCGTCAGCGGTGCTGATGAGCCTGCTCGAAATGCTGATCGGCGCGGCGAAGGAGATCACATCGGTTCAGGACATCCTGACCGGCGCGGGGCAGGGCGTGAACACGCCGGCGACGACCGTGCTTGCCCAGATAGAGCAGGCCACGAAGGTCATGACCGCGATCTTCAAGCGCATCCATCGCTCATTCGGCCAGGAATTGCGCATCCTGTTCAACCTAAACCGCGATTTCCTCGACGAGCAGTCCTATTTCGCGCTGACGGACAAGCCCGGCGAGATCGGCCGCGCGGATTATCAGGAGAAAGACATCGACGTCGTGCCGGTTTCGGACCCGACGATGATCAACGACGCGCAGAAGGCGATGAAAGCCGAAGCGCTGATGATCTGGAGAGACGATCCGCTCACCAACCAGCCGGAACTTCGCCGCCGCTATTTCGAGGGTACGGGGCAGAACAATATCGACGAGCTGATGAAGGTGCCGCCGCCGCAGCCCGATCCAAAGCTGCTGCTCGACAGCGCGAAGCAGGCGAACGAGCGCGACAAGGCCAAGGCGCAGATCCGCAAGGACAACGCTTCGGCGGCGCAGGCGCTCATGGGCGCCGCGGCGAGCGCATTCACGATGAACATGCTGAACGACACGGCGACATTGGCGGCCGCCGCCGTGCGGCTCGGCACCGACGCAGCAGACATGGAGGATAACGGTGAACCTGTTGAGCAACCCGGAGGCGATGGCGGCGTGGGTGTCCCGCCCGGAGACGCAGGCGTTCCGCCAGTACCTCAAGGATTACCAGCTCCGCCTAGCGATGGCGTGGGCCTCGGGGGAGCCGACAACGCCGTACCTCCAGGCGCAGGCGGACTTGCTGGGGCAGATGGCGGAGCTGGGGTCTGATGCGGTCGCGAATTTCTATGGGGTGGAGTTGAATCATGAACAGTAGCGGGGTGATCCCGATCGATAAGCGGGTGCTGGTCAAGCCAGACCCGCCCGAGGAGCGCAAAGGCTCCATCATCATGCCAGAGCAGACGAAGCAGGCGGAGAAATACGCCAAGGTCAAGGCCACACTCGTTGCGGTTGGGGAGACTGCGTGGAGCGAGGCACAGGCCGACGCCCGCAACTACGGCGCCGCCTTTACCGCGCCCGCGCCGGGGGACCGGGTGATGATCGCCAAATACGGCGGCATCGAGATCGAGGGCGCGGATGGCGACATGTACCGCATCATGAACGACGAAGACATCATCGCGAGGCTGGGGGAATAATCATGGCAACCGCACCCGAAGCACTGGCGCAAGAACCGCCCGAGACCGGCCAGGACGATACGCCGATCGATTACACGGTCGAAGCCACCAAAATGGGCTGGAAACCGCCGGAACAGTTCAACGGCGATCCTTCGCGCCATGTCGATGCAGAAACGTTCTACAAGCGCGGCCAGGAGATGATGCCGATCCTGAAGGCGCAGAATAAGACGCTGTTGAAGCGGCTGGAGATTGCCGAAAAGGACGCGAAACGGGCGGCCGATTTCTTCTCCAAGGCCGAGCAGCGAGCCTACGAGCGCGCGGTCGCGGAGATACGCGCGGAGCAAGAGGCGGCGGTCGAGAGCGGCGACATGGCGGCGCATCGTGCGGCCGCGGATAAGCTCGACAAGCTCGAAAAGCCCGCCGCGCTAGCAAAGGCGGACGAGCGAACCGATGAGCAGCGCGCCGAAGAGTTCGCGGACTGGGGCAAGGCCAACAAATGGTACGCTGCCGATCCGGTGATGCAGGCCTACGCCAACGCTCAAGCGCAGGCGATTGCGAGCGCCAAGGGTGGATTCCTCGATCGCGCCGATCTTGATGCCGTAACCGAGAAGGTCAAGGCGAAGTTCGAGGATGAGTTTCCCGAGGTATTCGCAGCGGCGGCCAAGCCGAAGCCGCGCAACCCGGTTGAAGGTGTGCCGGTCGGTCGGCCGCGTTCTGGTGGCAACACCTACGCTGATCTTCCGCCCGAGGCGAAGGCCACCTGCGATAAATGGGTGAAAAACGGCATCATCAAGAGCCCCGACGATTACGTGAAGAACTTCGACTTCAAGGGATGGAATAAATGACCGACACCATCGCACCGCGCGGCCGTGGCCGTCCCCGCAAGACGTTCACCACAGAACCAATGAGCGCAGCACTCGACCCGGCGGGGCGCGCTGGGCCTATTGCTGCCTATATGCGGACGATTGAGGCGGCTGCCGCACCAACCGCAGAAACGGACGCTACGCCGCAGAAACGACGCCGCCGCGCCTCAGTCGGCGGGCATGCGCTGAAGCTACAGGCTCCTGCTCGTCCCGGCTATTCAAGACGCTGGCTCAATGATGAAGGCAACCGTATTGCGGATGCCGAAGAACTCGGTTATGATCACGTTCACGAAGCGGGCCTTCAGACATCCGGCCCCGGTTCTCGCATATCCCGCCTGGTAGGCACAAAGGCGAATGGCGAGCCACTTCATGCATTCCTGATGGAAACCCCTGACGAGCTTTTTGCCGAGGGCGTTGCCGAGAAGGAAGCCCACAACCGGCAGATAGATGATGCGATCATCGCCGGGCGTGACTCCACCGGTCAGATGTCTCAGGTGCCTTCATCCGAAACATATGGCCAGGGCTCGATCCGGAGGGATCGCTAGGGCACGTTACGACGGCACCCGATGCGTCTCTCTGAAACGCAAAAGGTGCCGTCATGGCCAACGCAAATGCTCCCTTCGGGCTCCGTCCCGTAGGTACTATGAGCGGGAACCCGTTTTCGGGTGCGCTCCGTCAATACTCCGTCGCCGCAGGTGATGGGACCGCGATTTTCATCGGCGATCCTGTCAAAGCCGCCGGCACTTCCCAGATCATCAACGGCCAGGTCTTCAAGGACGTGGTTCAGGCCGCGACCGGCGATGTTATCGAAGGCGTCGTTGTTGGCGTTCTTGCTGATACCCGCGATAGCCTGATCTACCGCGCCGCTTCGACGCAGCGCATCCTGCTCGTCAACGACGATCCCAACGCGATCTTCGAAATCCAGCAGGGCACGGGCGGCACGCCGCTGACCGCGAACGACGTCGGCCTCAACGCCAACTTCGCCGTGGGTTCGGGCTCGACCTACACCGGCCTGTCGGGCGTCACGCTGAACAACGTTGGCGAGGCCACGACCAACACCCTCGATCTCAAGATCGTCGGCATGGTCAACCGGGCGGACAACGATCCGGGCTCGTCCGTTTCCTCGGGGTCCGATGCAAGTCGCTTCCTCGTTCGCATCAACCGACATCGTTATGTCGATCAGCTGGCGGGGGTCTAAGCCATGACGATCACAACCGGACAAATCGCCAAGCTGCTCTGGCCGGGCCTGAACGCCCGCTGGGGCGCCAAATATACCGAGCACGCCAAGGAATACACCGATCTCGTCTCGATCGAGAGTTCCGAACGCGCCTACGAGGAAGATCAGGAGATGACCGGCTTCGGTCTCGCCCCGATCAAGCCGCAGGGGCAGGCGACGCAGTATGACGACATGACGCAGGGCGTAACGTCCCGCTACACGCATATCGCCTATTCGCTCGGCTTCATCATCACCCGCGAGGCGATCAAGGATAATCTCTACGAGAAGGTGGGCATGCAGCGCACCGGCTCGCTGGGCTTCTCCATGCGCCAGACCAAGGAGAATGTGGTCGCGAACCTGTACAATCGCGGCTTCAACAGCTCTTACACGGGTGCAGATGGCGTGTGTATGCTCTCGACGGCGCATCCCTCGCTGAGCGGCAACCAGTCGAACATCCTGGCCACGGCGGCCGATCTCTCGGAGGCTTCGCTTGAAGACCTCTGCATCCAGATCGGCACTGCGACCAACTCGCGCGGCATGAAGATCTCGATCACGCCGCGTTCGTTGATTATCCCGGTCAACCTCCAGTTCGAGGCGGCCCGGATCCTGAAGTCCACGCTCCAGAACGACAGCGCAAACAACGCGATCAATGTGCTGAAGTCGATGGGGATGTTCCCGGATGGCGTGAAGGTCAATCATTACCTGACCGACACCGACGCCTTCTTCATCCGTACCGATGTCGAAGACGGTCTCAAGCTGTTCCAGCGCGAGGAAGCCGAGTTTGCTCAGGACGAGGACTTCGATTCATCCAATTTGAAATATAAAGCATACGAAAGATACAGCGTTGGATGGACAGACTGGAGAGGCATTTACGGCACTCCGGGTTCTTAGGCACTTTACATTGTCCATGTAAAAGATTAGGGCGTTCTCACAACAGTGGGAGCGCCCTATGTCTTGTTCAGTCTGTCATCGCGAAATAAGAATCGCTGCGCGCGGGTTATGTGGCGCCTGCTATCAACGGTGGCAGAAGCGCGGCACGACGGATTATGCGGAACGCAGTCGGTCATTCTGTCACATCGACGATTGCGGCAAACCTGTCGTTTCGAATGGCATGTGCGACCTTCATAGGAAGCGCCTAGAGAGGCACGGCCATACCGAACAGACGCGGCCTGACAGTTGGGGCGCTAAGCACAAGCATCCACTTTTTAATTCATGGGCGTACATGCGACGCCATCGGTCGCAGCATGCCGTTGATTCGGTATGGGCTGATGATTTTCTCCAATTCGTTGCCGACGTGGGCGCTCGGCCTAGTCCGAAACACAAGCTATTCGCGGCTAACGATAAGTTACCCATTGGCCCTGAGAATTATGTTTGGAAACGAGCGGTCACGGAAAGGGTCGAAGGCGAGGACGAGCGCACTTATATGAACCGCGCACAGAAGGTTTATCGAGCGGTGCGCAAAGAGGCCTTCCGCGGATACTGGTTGAAACACCGGTATGGGTTATCTAGCAAACAATACACTGAGATGGCCTCTGCCCAGCATCATCGCTGCGCGATTTGCGGGAATGAAGAGAATAACGTGATAAGGGGCAATAAAATAACGTTGGCGGTAGACCATTGCCATAGGGCTGGTGTTGTGCGTGCGCTGCTGTGCACTGGCTGTAACACAGGCCTCGGATCATTCCGCGACGATCCATCCCTTCTTCGCGCTGCAATTGCCTACCTCGAAAAACATGCATTGCCCGAGACGACCTAATCACCTATAGTGCGCCTGTCGGGCTCCTAGACACCTGTTCGACGCTGAGTGTTCGCACTCGCCGAATGTCCTAGGAGCCTCGTTTTCTGTCTCTGCGGACTTTCTGGCCCGAGGTTTCAACGCCTTTGGCATTCGTTCGAATGGGCGATGCGCCCCGGAGATTTGAAATGGCCATCACGAATTTTCCCCAAGGCTTCAAGGACGGGATCACGCTTCGCGGTGTTCCTGTCATCCAGACTCATCCCGGCAAGGTGTTTTGGGTCTCGAACGCGACCACGCTCCAGCCCGGCCAGCGCGGCGGCTCAGACGGCAATAAGGGCACCTTTGAAAGCCCGTTTGGCACGCTCGATTATGCGATCGGCCAGTGCACCGCGAGCCGTGGCGACATCATCCTGATCAAGCCGGGCCATGCTGAGACGATCAGCACCGCGACTGCGGTTGCGGCGGATGTTGCTGGCGTGGCGATCATCGGCCTGGGCTCGGGCTCGCTGCGCCCGACGTTCACGTTCGACACGGCGACCACGGCGACGATCGGCGTGACCGCTGCGAACATCGCCTTCAAGAACATCATCTTCACGGCGAATTTCGCGGACATCGTGTCGGTGTTCACCCTCACCACGGCGAAGTATTTCACGGTGGAGGATTGCTACATCAAGGCGACCGCCGCCAACATGAACTTCCTGTGGGTGGTCGATACCGACGCCACAACGGCGAACGCGGACGGTCTGGCGCTGATCAACAACAAGTGGATCGAGCCGGATCTTGCGACCAAGAGCATGGTCAAGCTCGACGGCACGAACGCCGATGTCCAGATGTTCGGCAATTACGTCAACCTTGGCGTGCTGAACAACAACGCCGCGCTGATGACGATCGCCAACGGCAAGATCGTGACTTCGCTCGATATGCGCCGGAACATCGTTTACCGGCTCAACACCGACACGGCGACGGGCGCGATCCTGCTGCACACCGATGGTTCGACGCTGACGGGCATCGTCGCCGACAACTTCGCGCAGCATGCGGACACGGCGGCCGAACTACTGATCACGGCATCGGCTGGTCTCGGCACGTTCAACAACTACGCATCGGGCGTGGCTGGCGCATCTGGCTACCTTCTGCCGGCTGCTGACTCCTGATAACCGGCGGGGGCTTCGGTCCCCGCTACCTTTTGAGGTGGTAACATGGCTGGACGCAGCACCGATATTTCGAGCGCGCATAATGCGGTCGCCATCAACTTGGCGGCTGACACGTCCTTGGCAGCTGGCTGCCGTGGCTTCACGGTTGGCACCGCTGGCGACGTGAAGGTTGATTACGTCGGGGGCGCGACGGCCATCACGCTCAAGAACCGCGTCGCTGGCGTCGATCATGGGCATCAGATTTCCAAGATATACAGCACCGCGAACGGCACGACCGCTGCGGATGTGGTTGCGTACTACTAATGCCCGGCGTCGGCATCTGCGACCGATCTGGCTTCAAGTACCCGCTTGAGGAACTGGTGAAGCAGTGGGACGGCGCGATGGTTCATCGCCGCTTTCTGGATCATCGCCACCCGCAGGATTTCGTGCGCGGCGTTGCTGACAAGCAGCGGCTCCCGTTCACGAGGCCCGAGGCGGCTGATGTGTTTATCGCCCAGACATTCACGACCGAGGGCGGCGTCGCCCTGCTCACGGAAGACGGCCAGCCCTTGATAACTGAGGATGGCGTCCTGCCCGTTAGGCCGGAAGATCTCTGATGAGCGTGCGCGGCCGCCGCAACGGTGATGCCTACGAGCTGGTTGACGAAACGGGTGTGCTCCGCTCGATCCCGCTTGCCGAAGCCATCGCCGACACGAAACTGGCCGCCGCCATAAAGCGCAATAAATGGCCGCCGGTTCTTGCTGATGGCGAGGTGCCATCGTGACGGTATCCGGCTCGACCAATTTCAACATGGTGGCGAACGAGATCGTCAACAAGGCGTTCGCCCTGCTCGGCAAGCTGAGTGAGGGGCGGGCGCTTTCCGCCCGGCAAACCGCAGACGGGATGCTGTCGCTCAACCTGTTGGTAAAGACGTGGGGCGCCAGAGAGCATCTTTGGACGCGCACTGAAGGGTCGGTGACACTGGTGACCAGCCAGGCCACCTACGCGCTGGCGACGTTGTTCAGCGTCAAGCCTGGCCGTGTCCTTTCGGTGCGGCGCAAGGTGACGAGCGGCGGCCTCGAAACCCCACTCTACGAGATGAGTCGGCAGGAATATTTCGACACGCCCAACAAGGCGAGCGAAGGAACCCCGGTCAGCTTTTATTACGACCCGCAGCAGGCCACGGGCACGCTCTACGTGTGGCCTATCCCTTCGACGGCCATAGCCGCGGCCCAGACGCTCAACGTCACCTATCTGCGCCGGATCAACGATTTCGACGCATCGAACAACGACGCCGATCTCCCGCAGGAATGGCTGCAAGCCCTGACATGGGCGCTCGCGAACGACCTGGAGCCGGAATATCCGGTCAACGATGCGCGGCTGGCGCTCAAAATCGAAAAGCGGGCGATGGAACTCTATGCCGATCTGGCGGGCTGGGATGACGAGCCTGCAAGTATTTATTTGCAGCCGGATTGTCAGGGCCAGAGCTGATGCAAAAGCTCAAGCCGGCACTCCAGTATAGCGAGGGCCGATCGAAGCCTTGGAGCGGGGCGCGCCTCGTTAATTGCTTCTCGGAAAAGGCCGATGGCGACAAGCGCGATGATTTCGCGGTCATGGCCACGCCTGGCTTGGTTTTATTCGCTAATATTTCAACCTATCCAATTCGCGGGACCCATACGATGGGCGGCGTGCTTTATGCTGTCGTTGGGACGAGCCTTTACAGCGTAAACAGCGCGGGGGTTGCATCGTCGCTTGGCTCTGTGCCTGGCGTTGATCTGGTCCGCATGGCCGATAATGGGACCGAACTCGCTATTGCGGCGGAAAATATTGGGTATGTTTATTCCGGCGGCTCGGTTCAGATCCCCGCAGTTCTCCCCGCAGTGCTCGATGTGGTTTATTTCGACAGCTATTTTGTGTGGGCGCTGGTTGGCGTCGGGCAATTTATTATTTCCGCGCCGAATGACGGGCTCACCTACGATATTCTCGATGTGGCGACGGTTGAAGGCGCGCCGGATGGGCTGGTTGGCATCGTCAACGACCATAGAGAACTGCACCTCTACGGCACTGAAACGATAGAAATCTGGTATAATAGCGGGGCGGCTGATTTTCCGTTCGAGAGGCAGGGCAACGCCTTCATAGAACGGGGGTGTTTCGACCGCGACAGCCTCGTTAAAGTCGATAACAGCGTTCATTTCTGCGGCGACGACCGGATTATTTACCGTCTGGAGGGGTACAGCCCCGTCAGGGTTTCCACGCACTCGATTGAATATCAATTGCGTGCTGCAACCTATGTGCGGGCGTTCACCTACACGCAGGAAGGGCATAAATTCTACTGTCTCGCCAGCGATGCCGGGACGTTCTGCTATGATATGGCGACCGGCACATGGCATCAGCGCCAGAGCTGGGCGATGGATAATTGGCGCGTCGGCGGCGCGGACAGCGCTTACAGCCAAACCATCCTCTCCGATGCCTTCACCGGCAAGCTCTACACGCCCGATCTCGATGCCTATGACGAGAATGGGGAGACTATCTCCGTCACGATCGAGCCGCCGACGATCGAATCCGGCGATGGCATCCGCCGCACGATGTACGAGCTCGAACTACTCTGCGAGACCGGCGTCGGGTTGAACAGCGGGCAGGGCAGCGACCCGCAGGTGATGCTCACCTATTCAGACGATGGGGGGCGCAACTGGTCCAACGAAATGTGGCGCTCGATGGGCGCGATCGGCGAATATACGACGCGGCCGACATGGGGACCGCTGGGGGATTTCGTCCAGCGCCAGCTTAGGTTCGTCTTCACTGACCCGGTGCGGAAGATGGTTCTGGGCTACCGGGCTGACGTTCGGTGAGCTTTGCGATCAATCCACCGGACACACCGCTTACGCTCCCAAGCGGATCAACCAACCCTGTCTGGTATCGCTTTTTCGCGGCGGTTCAAAAGGAGATCGGCAGCGATATAATCGCGCAACTCCAGTCCGCGCCATATCTCAGCTATTCGCCCACCACCGCGCTTCTCAACGACAAGGTTCTAACCCAAGGAGTAGGGCTCAGCTTCACAAGCGGGGTAAGCACCCTGACTGTGGCCATTGCATCCACTGGCGTGACGGCGGCCAGTTATGGAAGCGCGTCGCAGGTGGCTAGCTTCACGGTCAACGCACGGGGGCAGCTTACGGCGGCGGCGAATGTCACGATCACACCAGCGGCGATCGGGGCGGCGGCTTCGTCGTTGGTTCTGACTGCCGGTGCGGGCTTAACAGGGGGCGGCGATCTGACCGCCAACCGGACATTCGATGTCGGCGCCGGAACGGGGATTACCGTAAACGCCAATGACGTGGCCTTGGACACCACGAGCACGCGCAACACGGACCATGCAGGCGTCACTATTACTGCTGGAGCTGGCCTAACCGGTGGCGGGGACATCTCCGCTACTCGCACGCTGGACGTGGGCGCTGGAGCGGGGATCACGGTCAATGCGAATGATGTGGCGTTGGACACGGCCTCATCTCGCAACGTCGATCATTCCGCCGTTTCGGTCTTAGCCGGGACCGGGTTGAGCGGCGGCGGCACGATTGCAGCGGATCGCACACTGAATCTGGCTAACACGGCCGTTTCTGCCGGCTCCTATGGCAGCGCCACGAGCGTGCCAAGCTTCACGGTGGACGCGCAGGGGAGGCTGACCGCCGCATCCGGCAACACGATTCCCACCCTTAGCTATGGAACCTACACCCCGACGCTCACCCACGTTGCCAATCTTGACGCATCAACCGCCTATGCCTGCCAATATCTCCGGGTCGGAAATACCGTCACCGTTTCCGGGCGTATCGATATTGACGCGACCGCCGCAGCAACGAGCACCAAGATCGGGATTTCTCTGCCGATCGCGTCGAACCTGACCAGCGGGGAGCAATGCGCCGGTACGGCTGTTGCGCTCGCTATAGCGGGGCAGTCGGGCGCGATCCTTGGGGATTCCACGAATGACCGCGCGCAGATGACCTGCCCGACCGCTGACACCGGCAATAACGCGATGTTCTTTCACTTCACCTATCAGATTTTGTAAGCCTTCCCTTGGTCTCCACCTTGTGCTAATCGTTCAGCGGGGCGCTCCCGCGCTGGTGGCATGATCGGGCCGCCGTCCACTCAGACAGACGATCTTTCAATCTGTCTGAGGGCGAATGCGTAACTTCCAGAAGATCGCTGAAGGTGTGGACGTAATCCCGCTGCTCAATGCGTTGGCGGTGCATGACGACCTGTGGAACGAGAACACGCTTCGCACGACGCACCCCGACAGCCCGCACAAGGAAGTCGATGACATATGGGTCTGGTTCAACGACCCGAGCGACCCTGCGGCGGTTGTCGATGATCTGACCGTCATTCCCTATCGCGCGTGGTACGAAATCCCGCAGGTGCGCTCCTATGTGTTCGACATCATGCGTCGGGTCGAGGGGGTGCGCCTTGGCCGCGTCCTGATCACGCGCCTCGCCCCTGGCAAGTGCATCCCCGAGCACGTCGATGAAGGCGCGCCGGCCACCTATTACACGCGTTACCAGCTCGCCCTGCAATCCCTGCCGGGCGCTCTATTCGAGAGCGGAGGGGAGGTGATCAACTTCCGTATGGGCGAGTTGTGGATGGTGAACAACCGCGCGCCCCACAAGGTCACGAACAACTCCGCAGACGATCGCATCGTCCTGATCGTGGACATTCGGTCGTGCTGACGGCGCAAGTCGAACCCTATGCCGACTGCATCGGCGAATTGATGGAGTTGTATCCGGCTCATTGGGAGGAACTTGCCCTGAACAAGGATAAGGTTCCGCTCGCTCCGATGTACGAGGTTTACGACGCCAAGGATGCGGCGGGCGAGATCATGCTCGTTACGCTTCGTTCAGCTGGCAAGCTGGCGGGCTACTTCATCGGCTTTGTCGGCCCTGCGCTGCATTACCGGACATGCCTGACGCTCACGCTCGATATATTCCGCGTGCTGCCTGAATATCGCGACGGCACGGCTGGGCTCAAGCTGTTCAAGGCGGTGAAGTCCGAGGCCCAGCGCCGCGGCGTCCAGCGGATGTTCGTAGGGTCGAAAGTCCATCAGGATGCCTCGATCCTGTTCCAGCGGCTCGGCTTTGAGCCAGTCGAAACCTTCTACTCTTGTTGGCTGGGGGGCGAATCATGGTAGCTGTCGCTATCGGCGGAGCCGCGCTGATCGGCGGTGCGTCATCCGTCATTTCTGGCAACAAGGCGGCGAAAGCGCAGCAACGCGGCGCTGAGATGTCCGATGCGACGCAGCGCTATTTCTACGACACGACGCGCGAGGATCAGACTCCGTATCGGGAGACTGGTTATCGTGCGCTCGACAAGCTGTCGGGCCTCTATGGCGTTGGTGCCGGCCCTGGCGGGGGCTCGGTCGATTGGCAGGCTTATGTCAAGGGCAATCCTGACGCATGGGCGCAATGGCAGAACGACCCCACAGAGCGCCAGAAATGGAACAACGACCTGACAGCGTTCGGGCAGTTCCACTACAAGAACGACGGTTCGCGACGTGATTTGACGCCCTACACATCCCAACCCGGCGCGGGTGGCGATTACGGAGGCTTCACGGAAACACCGGGCTATCAGTTCCGCCGTGACGAGGGGCTGAAGGCGATCGACCGCAGCAGCGCGGCACGGGGGCTGCTCACCAGCGGAGCGGCGGACAAGGCTCGGATGCGCTATGCTGACGGTCTCGCGTCGTCGGAATATGATAGCTACGCGAACCGGCTGGCTGCACTGGCGGGGGTTGGTCAGACCTCGACGCAGGCAACGTCAGCAGCCGGTGCACAGGCGGCGCAGGGGATTTCTGCTGCTCAGACGGCGGCCGGAAACGCGCGTGCGTCGTCCTATGCGAACACGGGCTCGGCCATCAATGGCACGGTCAACAATCTGGCGAGCCTCTATCTCTATCAGCAGGGCGGTGGATTCGGTGGCTCCACACCGCAGTGGAGCTACTGATGGATAACCCCTTCGGCATCACGCAGGTGGACATCCCCGGCCTGCTCGGCATGCATCAGCAGATGAAGCGGCAGCGGCTTGAGGACTTGTATCGCGCGAAGGAAATCGAACGGCAGGACCACGCGGAAGAGCGGCAGGCCAAGATCGATGCTCGCACTGACAAGGAATATGACCGTACGGAGAAGGTGCGGACGGGGCTTTCCGAAGCATATGACCCTAACACGGGGACCATCGATCCCGTGAAGGCCAGGGCAACCTACGTTGCGGCCGGTGACATTCCCGGTGCCATGAGTTTCGATAAGTCCCGTCTCGATGCGCAAAAGGCGGAATTGGAGACATA